ACCCGCATATTTTTGTGGGTTTTTAGGTTTAAATCGTCCTGAATATGCCATAAATATATGTATAATAATTTAAAGAGAACAGTATGGCCTTTTCAATAATACCAAACAATCTAGGTGGTATAAACACTATCTTAGGTTCTTTAAATGGACCTCTAAGTAGTCTTACGAATACCAGCACAAGTAAAAACTTAGTATATCCAAATGATTTAGCTTCAAATCCAGCGATGTGTCATGCTGTACAATTTTCAATATTCGACTACACTAGCGGATTTCAAGAAACGGCAGGTAAATTTGCCGCTTCTGTTGCTGAAGGTGCTAAAAGTGCATTAAGTACAATTAATGATATTAGGAATACACCTGACACCATGAGCCTTGAAGATGGTTCTGGAGAAGTCGTACCAGCAACTGCATCTTTTATAGGAAACCGAATTGGTAAAATTACTGCTGGTAGTGCCGAATCCATTTTCAATAAAAGTACGTCATTTTTAAAAAATGATTTGTTACCAAACGCTGTATCACTTGCTTCAGCACCAACATACAGACCAAAAACAAAAGGTTCATCATTAGCCAACATCTCATTATATATGCCTGATACTTTGAATGTTCAGCATGATGCAAACTATGGTGAAATTAGTATGACTGAAGTATTGGGTCCACTAGGTATGGTGGCACAAGGTTATACTGATTTACAAGGAAAATCTGCCGCAGAGTTAAAAAATTCTATAACTAGTAATCCTTTTGCCAAAGCTATTGCATCAAACTTATTTGGTGCGGCCGCAGGTAAATTACCTGGTGTAAATGGTAGTGCTTTAGGTGAAATTGCAAAAGGTGCTTTAGGTATAGCGACCAACCCACAGATACAATTACTTTATCGTGGTATAGACTTAAGGTCTTTTAGTTTGAGTTTTGTATTTACTCCAAAATCTTCACAAGAAGCTCAAACAACCAAAGATATCATAGATACATTTACATATTATTCTGTTCCAGGTTTAGCTTCAGCGGCAATTGATGGAAATCCAGGACAATATTTGATTCCACCACAGTTATTTAATGTCAAATTTGTATTTTTGGGTAACAGCGGTGTTGCAGGATCAATAGGTAATATCTTTAGTTCAGCACTTAATAATCTAGGACTCAATACACTATTTGCAAATCCGACACAAACTATCACTGGTGGAAAAGAAGCAAAGATAATGAATATACAAGAATGTGTATTAACCAATGTTTCTGTTGATTACGCTCCGAATGGTTGGGCAGCATACAATGATGGATATCCAATACAAACAACATTACAATTACAGTTTAAAGAGACACAGATTCTCACAAAAGACAGGCTTAAAAATCAATCTGTCAAAGAAAATTATAAATTTGAAAGTAGTGGTGTAGGACAAGAAGTTGCTAGGTTAGGTGGTTTAAAATCTGACTTTATGACAGGTAGTAATGGATTTGGAAATTACGGAGAATAAATGAAATATTTCGATACACTACCTTCCATTATCACCACAGATTATAATAATAACCTCATAGTATTAAAAAATCTACTGGCTAGAGCTGTTCTATTACCACAAGTACAAAATAATCCTTTAGTATTATATACATACGCAGTTCAAGATGGAGATACTCCAGAGACCGTAGCATACAAATACTATGGTAGTGTAGATAGATATTGGATTGTATTGCACGGTAATCAAAGTTTAGACCCACAATGGGATTGGCCGCTAACATCACAACAATTCCAAAAATATATTGTCAAAAAATATAGGCAAGATACTGCTAATTCTTTGTCAATTTCAGTAAGTTCAACCAACGATTCTCAGGTATTTTCTTACACCTTAGGTACTGTGCATCATTATGAAAAGACTATAACAACCAGAGATAATGTCACACAGACACAAGCGGTTAAAACTATCACTATTGATAAAGATACTTATGATTCTACCACCATTACCGAGCGTACAGCCACTTTCTCTGATGGTAGTAGTTCAATACAGTCCACAACTAAAAACATAGTTTCAATTTATAATCATGAGAACAATCTAAATGAAGCCAAAAGAAATATCAAACTCATTAATTCGAGTTTTGCTGGCTCACTAGAATTGCAATTGAAATCTTTGATGAGTAGATAATGTCCACAAATAATACAAGGTACGCTACCGAGTATCAACTAGACACGGTATTGTTGATAACTCCTCTAGGTGTTCATCCATTAAATAAATTAATGATTGAATTAAACCTATATGAAGATATATTAGGTGATACAATATCCGGACAGTTAATGTTAAGTGATGCTGTTGGTATTATTAACCAGTTTGGCCTCAACGGAACGGAGTTTATACAAGTATCGTTGAGAAAAAATTCAGAAGATAAACATCCTTTGGTTCAAAATTACCGAATTACTGCTGTCACCAATAGAGGCGTAAACGTAAATAATAATTATGAGGTATACACAATTGATTTTGTGTCAGAAGAATTTATGTTTGCCGAACAATATAGGATATCAAAGGCCTATAAAAATACAAAAATATCCGATATTATACAAAACATACTAGTGGATTATATTAAGGTTGGTAGTAACGTAAAACCGGCCAATAAAGGCACCAAAACGGTAAATATTGAATCCACCTATGGTGTGTATGACTTCATTCTACCTAATAAAAAATTATTTGAAACAATCAATTGGTTGGCCACATATGCCAGACCAGCATCAAATAATCCTGGTGCCGATATGTTGTTCTTCGAGAACGCTGGTGGGTATTTTTTCAATTCGTTACAAACATTATACAAGCAACCAATATACAGAAAGTATTACCTAAACCCCAAAAACATATCAAATGATTTAAACCAACAAGCATCTAATGTTATGGAGTTTAGAATATTAAATTTCTTTGATGCTCTTGATGCTGTGACTAATGGTACATTTGCCAATAAGGTAATTACCCTTGACATACTAACCAGAAAAGTAAAAGATAATTATTTTAGTTATGGAGATTATTTTCAAAAATCAGAATCTTTAAATAAAAGTGGAATAACCAATAACTATAAAAATAGAAGGAATGAATCTATGTATAGTATCTTGGATGGTTCTGATTTAGAGATGAGTGCTTTGAGATTGTCATCAGGTAATGCACAACAGAAATTAAATAATTTTATTAAGGCTTCAAAGGGCGGTGCAAATAATGTGGCCAATGATATCTTTATCGAAACCTATTTAAAAAACCGAGTAGCACAAATTGGATTATTCAAAAATACAAGGATTGAAATTGCCGTACCAGGAGACCCATCACTCGTAGTAGGTAAAACTGTGGAGTTTGTACATTTTGGTGTAGGGGAAAATAGAACGGCAGACCCATATCTTTCAGGTAAATATTTGATTACGGCTCTGAGACATTCGGTTAAGACAGACACCTATATAACTTTATTGGAATTATCTAAGGATAGTATGAGTGCTCCATATCCACAGTTTAATAATTCAGATGCAGTATTGAAAAATTTGGTTAAAGGTGTGCAATGAATCGTAATAATTTTATTGGCCTTAGTGGGTTTATATGGTGGGTTGGTATAATAGAAGCTAGAGTAGACCCCTTAGGTATTGGCCGATGTAAAGTTAGAATCTTTGGATGGCACACAGATAATGAATCATTATTACCAACAGAAGATTTACCTTGGGCACATCCAATGGTACCATTAAATAATTCAAATTCATTTTCATCACCAAGAATTGGTGAATGGGTAGTTGGGTTTTTCATGGACGGAAATAGTGGCCAAGCACCTGTTATGATGGGTGTTTTACCTGGAATAAAGGAAGTATAAAATGGAAATAAAATTAACAAGCATAGGAGCTTTTGAGAACGCAATTGCTCAACTATACTCAACAAGATCCACATCTTTAAAGAAAAGTGAGATAGATAAAGCAAACGTACAGATATTACTTTTACAAGAAGAATATGACACATTTTTAAAAAGTCAAGTAACTCCTAAAGCTCCAGTACTTGCTGAAACAGTAGAAGAAGGTGCATCATATGGTTTTGAGTATGATCCACCAAGACCTGAAAACGCTGGAGATATTCCAGTCTACACTACAGTACCACAAATTGCTCAAGGTAATATTGAAAATACAGGAGTTGCTGCATCAAATTTAAGCCGTTCTCATGCTTGTGATACTACACTTTTTGTACACAGGCAACGAGATTTAGCCAAAATTGCAGAACAAGCTGTAAAGTTAATTAGAGATGCCATTAAGTTTGTTATGGACGCTTTAGGTATTAATCCTGGATCGAACGCACTGATTGAACAAATCAAACAAGTAAAAAGATACATTGAAGATGCTACTGAGTTTTTAAATGATGTGCAAGAAAAAATAGTTAATTTAGTTGAAGGTGCACGAAAAATAGGTGCGCTTATTCAATATCTTTTAAGTCTACCTGCTCAAATTTTGGCCTACTTTCAAGGTTGTTTGGTAGAACTTTATGCTGAATTAAAAAAACAATTTATGGATGCTGTTGCAACTGTGTCAGGTGCATTTGATGGTGGTGATGATGGTATTTTAAAAAGTGCTCAAGACGCATTAAACTCAACTAAAACTTTAGTCGCCACGGCAACTAGAACAGCAAGTTCAATCGCTGCTTTACCTGCAGCAACTGTATCAGCAATTACAAATCCAGGTACTACACCATTAACTGGTGAACAGGCATCCGCTTTATCTAAAGAACTTTTTTCATCTTACAACAATAACACTTCTTATGAGCTTGCATAATGGATGATTTTATAATTACCTTAGAACCAGAATCAGCATTAAATACAAAATATCCATATGCGGATGTTAAGCAAACTGAAAGTGGTCATCTACAAATATTTGATGATACACCAGGTTCAGAAGTAATACGAACACAACACAAATCTGGTTCTTATACTGAAATTAGACCAGATGGTTCGGAAGTACATAAGATTGTAGGTGATGGTTGGCAAATCACTACAGGTGACAATAGAGTAATTATTGATGGGTTTTGCCAAGTTACAATCAATGGTAATTCCAACCTAACAGTTCGTGGAGAAGTTAATCAATACATAGAAGGTGACCATAACACAACTGTTAATGGTGATTACAATCTAGTAGTCAAAGGAAAAACAAACATTACTTCGGCTCAAAATATGTCCGTTGGTGTTGCAAACCCAACAGGTGGTAAATTAAAATTATTAGCAGGTGATTCTTTTGTGGTAAATTCAGATTTGGTCGTAAATGGTGGTATCTCTGGTTACTCAGTCTACTCAACAGGTTCTATTACAGCCGGTACAGGTATACAGGCTGGAGTTCCAGGTTCTTTAAATCCTGTGGCTGGTATCAGTACATTAGGTGGTTTAAATGTGGGAATACCTCCACCAACACCAACAATTCCAGGTGTTGTAAATGCAACCACTTTAGTTACAGCACCAGCTGTTGTTGGAACTGTAATAACATATGGTGGAATATTGATGGATCCATTAGGAGGCGCACCAACAATAAGAATGATATATAACAGTCATATACATCCTGTTCGTTTTGGTCCAACTTTCTTTCCTACACAACAAATGCCTTTACCTTGATGAGAAAATATAATGTCGGTTTTTAATAGATTAGGTTTTAACTTTGATACTACACGATTTGGTTCTGCACATACTTTATCTGCTGGTGCAGCAAATACAGTCAATTTAATAGCCAATACAACTCCAACTATACCAGATTGGCAAAAGTCAGATTTGGCTAATGGTGCTATTGTAAGGTCGGATTATTTTCAAAATCCTACAACAACTTATGTTAATAGTATGTTGTCTAGTGCTATATCAATCTCATCAAATGCTTTTATTATAAATGCCTTTTCACTTTCAGCCTCGGCCAATAGTTTGATTATAGAATTGAATAGGTTTGTTTCACATACAGATAATATATCAGGATTAACATTAGTTTCAAGTCCAGATTTTCCATCATATGATACGGGCGCAGGTGTAGGCCAAATGTCTCTGATGAATTTAAATAAAACTGGTGAAACACAATCAAATACGGATGTTTTATTAGGTAGTTTTACTAGCCTATTCATTCAAGATGACTTGACAGCTAACGCTAATCAATTATTATCTTATTCAATTCAACTCAAAAACAGTATTTCAGCTAATACTATAGATGATGGTGAAGGTGGTTCTCCTGTAACAACATATAGTTCCAACTTAGCAAACAGTATAATATCAACTATGAGTAGTTATTGTAACACCACCTCAAGTATATTAAATACCAGAAGAACTCATGATTGGACTTTTTTCCAAAATTCATTTCAGGTAATGAAAGACAATGCTTTTTTACAACAATTTAACAATTTAGGTGGTACTCAAAAGTATTTGATAAAGAATGTGGTTGGAACTACCAGTCTGGTAAATAAATTAACAAGTGCCAACACTATTTAATCGAGTATAAATAAAGAATGGCAACCAATTACTTCTACTCTGACCTCGACCTTACCTTTCTGAGGAAGCCGGTGAACAGCGATATTTCTATGAAGTATAATGAGCAGGCGGTCATTCGGTCAATTCGTAACCTATTAGCAACAAACCGTTTTGAGAGATTATTTCAACCAGAGATAGGTAGTACGATAAACCAGTTGTTATTTGAGCCTGTTTCACCTTTATCTGCTAGTTTGATTGAAGATGAAATTGGTAGAATGATTGATAATTATGAGCCTAGAGCAACAATCAGTCAGATTAAAGTTAGTGCAAATCCAGATTCCAATTCATTTGCCGTCTACATAGCAGTTTTTATCGGAAATCAAACATCACCGACAGCAATTAACATCATATTAACGAGGTCCAGATAATGGCCGGAGCAAATTCCACTATTCAAGTATCGAACCTAGATTTCAATTCAATCAA